TGTTTCTTATAATTATCGCACAGTTAACAATTATACAGTATCTACAGGCGGTGTTATTACTATTGCGTTAGCTTCATCTGGTAGCGACATATTCCCTTATGCAGGTACACTTTCTTCTACACAAGAGAGAGATATTATTATTGTTCCGCTAGCTAACACTGCTAGTAGCGTTACATTAGGTGGACCTGTTAGCTGCAATACAACTTCAACAAGCCTGATTGGTACTAATCCTGCAACTAATCGCTTCTTAACAGATATCTCTGCAGGGGATTATATTAAAGTTGGTGTGCTTGGTTATGCACAGATTAAGTCTGTTAGCAACAATACCTTCGCTACGCTAATGAGTAATGCGGTGTTCCTCGCTACTGCTAATACATTTACATTAGGTTATCCAGCAAACGTTCCTATACCTATGGATCGAGTTACTGTAGCAACTAACACGTCACGCAAACTACTCACTATTAACATGGGCGCAATTTCTCCAAGCGTATCTGCGGCTGTTACCTATAATGCGAAACAAGCTAATATCACGCCGGTGGCTAAGACTGTTAACAGACATAGAATGGTTAGATTGCGTCTAAGCAATAATGCTGACACAACTATAGGTCCTTGGGCTCTAGGGGTATCTGATGTCTTTAGACTTAACACAGTTTATTTAGGTACAGATGGGACCTTCGGTCCTTCGACAGGACAAGATGTGACTCAAAACTTCTATATTGATCATAATCAAACAGAAGATTATTATGGAATGTCGTACCTATATCTAAAACCAAAAGCAAACATAACATTACAATCTACAGATTTTCTTCTAGTTGATTTTGATTACTTCACTCATAATGCTACTGGAGGTTTAAAGGCACCAGGAGGTTCTGGTACATATCCTTTAAATGATGGTATATCTTTAGCTTCTTCTACAGGTACTATTAATACATTAGAAATTCCAGAGGTATATGGTAATAGAGGTAACTATTACGACCTTCGGGATCAATTTGATATTAGACCAAACTCAAATACAACTGCAACACCTGTTACTGCGGCTAATTTTGCAACAGCTCCTATCAATCCAGCCGAGCTATCATATTCAAATGCTTTCTCAGGAGATGATAAGAAATTTCCTGTACCTGATTCGGAATTATCTGCCACGATCACTAATTATGTTGGCAGAACAGATAGAGTTATCATAGATACGTCAAATCAGTTCCGTGTAATTAAAGGTACTCCTGGTTCTAACGAGGCTCCGCCTTCTCCAGAAAACGCTCTAACGATTAACATACTAAACATTCCAGCATATCCTTCACAACCTTTTGTGTTGTCAGCAAACACAACGGCATTTGCAGATACTAAGATTGCTAACGAAAAATACACAACACACAGACTAAACAATTATCGCGTGGCGACACCATTAGGTGTAACAGATCGTAATGCTCTACAACCTCGCAACTATACTATGCAGGATATTGGTAAGTTAGAGAGAAGAATTGACGATTTAGAATATTATACTTCATTGTCCTTAACTGAAACAATAGCACAAAAAAGATCTATTCCTGGCTATGATGGTGCAGATCGTTTCAAGTTTGGTTTCTTTGTAGACGGTTTTGAAGATTACACATATTCTGACGTATCCAATCCACATTATAGTGCTACTATTGTTGATGGTTACTTATCACCACTAGTTAACGAAATTAATATTGGACTAAGTAATTCTGGCACAGATGCTCACTCGTTACCATATGTCGAAAAAACTCTAGTTTCCCAGACAAGAGCTACTGATGGTGCTGTAGAAGTTGCACCAGTTGAACCTACAGTAGTTCAAATTGTCACTAATGTAGTACAGGAACAAAGAAGTAATTCCCGTGATGATAGCGGATATGTTTTTGAAGAATTCTTCTATACCTTCTCCTCGCTGACAGGTCCAGTAGAATTTTATATCAACTCAAAGAATAACAGAATCGGTGCAGAAATCTTCCAGTCTAGAAATACTAATGGACCATGGACACAAACGATTAGTAGTGCTTCAGCATTGCCTATAACATCTACTGATGTTGGTACTAAGCAACTCTACTTAAACGGTGGCAGAGACATAGAGCATACAGGCAGTCTACAAAGAATGTCTAATCCATATAGTACTTCATGGGGTACTTGGTTAGAAGATCAGTTTAAGTTATTGTGGACTCACAATCCAGATCTGGGTATGTATTATAAGATTAGAATATATAAAGGTGGACGTCATGGAGGTCTCTTTGATCTTAATAGAGGGGCTGCCGGAACCTTTGGATATAAATTATTCTATCCAACAGACACAACAGTTAATCAATTGGCCGCTATTAATACTACTAACTATAAACTAACATATAGTGGTTTAGGCGTAAGTCTTCGAGAAGATTACGAATATCTAACAGACCCACTATGGCGTCATAAGTAATATACTTCAAGGAAAAAATTAAATGGGTTATGGACCAAATTATCTTATTTCGCGTTCTTTAAGATATCCGACAAAGTTGGGACTTGTTAGTATTAGCTCCCCTTCTGCTTTTCTTGTGTCAAGCGATGCAAGAAATAGCTTTGTCGCATTAGAGCAAGCTATAGATTTAAATGTGACGGGTCTAAAGCCTAATACAGTTCATAGAGTGTATTTCAACGGTATCGATGTTACTAACCGTTGTAAACAACAAGGCACTAATATTGGTGAAGGACTCGTCTCATCAGTGTCTAACTATCTTTTTCATGAAGGTAGTATCTCTTTTACATTTTATTACCAATCTACAATTACACCTACAACACCTGTTGAAGTAGCTGCGGCTGAAGCCGCTATGATTGCAGGTACGAAGACGCTTAAAATCGTATCTTCCGACGAATCTTCAGTAGCAGAGATTCAATTAACATTGCCAAGATATGCTTGGGAAGAAGCACAAATACTTACTAAGAAAAAACCTTCTGTTACGGATGTTGCTTCTACTATTTCTTATACTGAAGTTTCTAAGCAAGCTCTACAAGGTCCTTATTTTACACCTCCTAGCTATTCTTATATTCAGACATTCTATGCGGATCCTGAATCAGTGGGCAATACCGGAGAGATCGCACTTACTTCCATAGATCTTTTCTTTAAAAGAAAACCTAGTCAAACAAATAACGCTTCCGGTATTTCCAACGCTGGTGTAACAGTTGCTATCTGTGAAGTAGAAAACGATAGTCCTGTATTATCTAAAACATACACACAGTCACTAACCTACAAACAATACGGAATGGTTTATTCCTATGCGGATGCCTCTTCTTCAACCACGTTTGGTTTTAGAGAGCCCCTGAAACTAGCGACAGGTAAATTTTATGGTATTGTTATCATATTCGAAGATCCAGGTTATGAACTTTGGTCTAATAAAGTTGGTGATAAGTTAGTAGGCACAAACACACCATCAGCCGGTAGCAATTCTAATAAAGACGGCAAGCTGTTCCGTAGAACAAACGCAGGCGTCTTCAATGCGATTTCGGATACAGATATTAAATTTAACGCTAGATGTGCCAAATACGTTGTATCGAATGATAAGAAAATATTCGTAAATAAAAACTACGAATTTTTAACGGTTGATAAAATTTCTGGAACATTTATCGGCGGCGAATATGTTTATCAGGACACAACACCTGCAGACGGTTTCTTAACTCTAGTGAAAGGTGCTAATACTATTACTGGTTATTCCGGTACTGGTTTTAATACACTTACTATAGGCTCACCTATTGTTCTTGTTAGTGGTGTTCGTTCTCAGATTGTTAGCATCTCGGAGATTGCTAATAATTCTAATATCAGTGTTAATGGTATTATAGAATTTTCGAACACCGCGGCTAGATATATTGCTAGTACTCCGATGGGCAGACTTGCCAATTATGATATTATTAATGACAAGATGGTAATATCTAATTCTACTGCGAATAGTGATGTAGTATTTCAAACGTCAGGAACTATTGTAGGCACTACCTCTCAAGCTAGATCTAGTATAATATCAATAGATAACCTTAACGTTGATCGTGTAAGACTCAAGGGAAGTGTAAGAACTCCTGCTACTGGCATTATTGATACTAATATTAAGTTTGCTTCTAAGGGCGCTATTTCAGGTGTTATTGAATATATAGACAATAACAAAGATAATATCAAACTTAATGGACTTACTGTAACAGATATTTCTAAGTACGATGCTTATATTCTATCACGGACTAACGAAATTAATAATGCTTCTCTATACAGCAATTCCGATCTTCTGATCTCTAATAAGTCAGTTAAGGTAGAAGCAGACTTTAGTGTGTTAGGTACTGGCGAGATTTACTCGTCACCTTCTCTAGAAAACTCAGTGTTAGATCTATACGCAATAGAAAATCTATCTTCAGTTACTAGTTCGGTAGCGGATGGTGACGATATTCTAATAGATACCGAGGTAACAGGAAACGGTATAGCAGTATCTAAACATATCTCTACTAAGGTAAACTTTAGTAATAATAGATTAGCTGAAGACGTCCGTATGTTTATGGTGGCTTATAGACCTCTAGGAACAGAAATTAATTGTTATGTGCGTCTATATAATTCCAAAGATCCTGAATCTTTTGATGATAAAGCATGGTCTCCTTTAGAATTAGTATCCAATATTAATAAGTACTCTTCCTCAGATGATAATACAGATTTTATTGAATATGAACTAGGTATACCAGCTTTTAGCGAATCATACAGAACACTACCAGGCACATTTACAGCAGCGTTAAATAACGCAACAATTACTGCTAATGGAGCGGATCAGATTGGTAGTTACGTATCTGCTAACGATGTTATAAAAATTTATAACCCACTATTTCCTTTAGATAATTATCAAGTAGCGACTGTATTGAGTAAAACAACTACAGATATTACATTAGGCAAACCTATTGAAACAACAAATGTTCAGGGGTCTGGTTTAAAGGTAGATGTGGTTAAGTATCCGACTGCTGCTTTTAATAATATCAATAATACAAATATTGTAAGATACTTTAATAATGCAAGATCGGAGTTCGACGGATTCGATACAATGCAAATTAAGATTGTGTTCTTATCAGATAGTACCTATAGGGTGCCTAGAATTGATCAGATCCAGGTTCTTGGAGTGTCCGCATAATGTCTTATCTTAGAGATACCTCCTCGGGACTTGTTATAAATACTAACGAGAAAGATTATCAAACAATTCTTGCACGTCGACATGATAAGAAGAAAATAGAGTCTGTGTGTCAGGAATTGAATAATCTTAAATCAGAGTTATCTGATATTAAAGAAATGTTGCAACAGGTTATAGGCGGAAAATAAACATTATGGCTAAACAAATCGCCAACGTAGATATACAAACAGAAACCTTCAATACTTGGCTTCTACGAACTAATGATATCATTAGTGCGCTTTCTAGTGAAGTTCTAACGGCTAATTCTACTCAAGGTATAACAGGATCTATCAACGAATCTAAAAACGCTCGTTTGTATGGTACATTTACTGCTAATACTATTGCAACCAATAGCTACACTGCTAATTCTACACATTTTGTTATTTCTCCAAGTGCAAAACTTCTACTAAACAATAGTAATGGCGGTGCTGGTCAGGTTCTTACCACCGACGGAAGTGTTGTATATTGGTCAAGTCCTCCAGGATCTGGTACGGTGACAAAAATAATCACTGGAAATGGACTAGCCGGTGGACCGATAGATACAACTGGTACTATAACTGTTAAAGCAGGGACAGGTATTAAAGTAGATACTAGCGGTGTATCTGTAAATACCACTTATATATCTACACTGACAACTAACGCAACTACCTTATTAAATAAGAGCTGGGCTTCTCCTGATGAAATTGGTGTAACCACTCCTAGTACAGGAACTTTTACCACAATCACGGCTGATCAGTATAAAATTAGAAACGTTGATACTTTCTTACTAAACTCTACATCTTTTCGTTTTAATGGTTATATCGATGCGCTTACACCCGCTGGAGGTAGAACAGGCGGTGTCAGAATAAGAGCAACGGATTCATCTACTCCTCATGCTTACTTTCAAATAACAAATTCTGTTGGCAATCAAGAAATAGCATATGCAGATATTACTAACGATGGCAACTGGGCTTGGTCGAACAGTGCGTCTTTTGATGGAGACATAACGACTACCGGAAATATCAATTTAAATAACGGAGACATTGCTGACCTAGACGACGGTTATGGTTCATTACGGTTTACTAATGGCGTTAAGATTTATTCCCCTAATAAGGGCGGAACCGCAGCTATAACACTCAAGTCCGATGGTACAGCGTATCTAGGTGAAAATAAAATAATTTCTGCAGCAGATTTTGAAAATGATACATCGATGACTCGGGCCTTGGCAAGTGTAGGCGGTTATACTAGTTATGGTGGCTATACTAAATTACCAAATGGAATTATTATACAATGGGGACAATTAGCTAATGCTAATGCCGATACTGGCGCATCCACTTTTAGTTTTCCTATAGCATTTCCTTCTGCGTGTCTATCTATAGTTGGATCTGTATCAAAAGATCAAGCGACATATAGCAAGCAGAATAACCCGACTTTCTGGATAAGAAGCAAATCTACGTTTGGTGCAAGTAGTTATGATAGCTTGCCGAACCAAGGCATCCCTCACATGTTCATTGCAATAGGATATTAACATTATGACAATTAGATATAGTGTAAGTACAAAAGGTTTCTATCCAGTTTCTATTGATTATCCCGATCTGCCAGATGATCTAGTAGAAATAACCGAAGAAGAACATTATCTATTGATGGAACAACTTAGTGTAGGTGGTAAACAGATTATCAACCAAAACGGTAAGCTAGTAGTTGTAGATGCCCCGCCTCCTTCTGTTACCTGGGAAGATATTAGAGCAAAAAGAAATAATATATTACAACAAAGCGATTATACCCAGTTACTTGATTGGCCCGGTGATAAGAACGCATGGGCAGTTTATAGACAGGCTCTACGTGACCTTCCTCAAGACTACATATATGCAAATAGAGTTATATGGCCAACTTCTCCGGCTTAATTCCATATTATAAATAAAATAAAATATAAGGGATATATGCGTGACGACTAAAATTTATGACATGAGAGATACCTGGGCGGATTCCGCTACCAGTTTTACCTCTGTTAAAATGAACACCTACGATGCATATTCGGACGTTAGTTCGAAACTTCTCGACCTTAAAAGAAATGGTTTGAGTCAATTCACTATCGATAAGTTTGGTGAGATTGTCACTGGTACATTAGAAATCCCCCGTGTTAATAATCTTGAAGAAACTATTACAGCTCTTTCAGCCGCTGGCCTGGCAAAAGTCGACTTTATTACCGCAAATACAACTACACTAGCAGCAAATCTTTCATTTGCCAATAACTCAATTGCATTGGTATATAAAGATCCTACCATTGTTAATAATGATTGGTATTATAAACGAGGAGATTCAGGTTCTGGCTCATGGGCTAATACAGGCTTGCTACCAGCGCTAGCACAACAACTTACACCACGTAAACATGTTGAGCGTACGTTCTATGTTACTATGAACGGTAATGATAATGACGCTAACACATATATTCGTCAGACCAGCAATACTGGTATGTCTATCTATAAGCCATTCCAGACTATTGGAGCTGCTCTTTTAGCGGCGAATGCTGTAGGTAAGTCATGTGTTATTATTGTACATCCAGGTGAGTATGAAGTTGCACCAAATACTGAAATACCTGCAGGTTGCGCATTATATGGCTACGATGCTCGTGTAACTAAACTTACACTTGCTGAAGTAGGGGGTTCGAGAGAAAACAACATGTTTCTTCTTAACTCAGGTATTAAGGTTAGAGGATTTACTTTTACTGGATTAAGACACGAAGCTTCATGGTATAATTCTGTAAAATATACTTCAGGCGGTAAGGATTATGCTTCTCTAGATTATGGTCCGCCGAAAAAAGGTTATGCTTTTGCATTCAAACCAGGCGCATATATTTCACGTTCTCCATATATTGGGGATTGTTGCGTATTACACGATCTATCATATCAGGAAATGTCTGGTCCGCAAGATAGACAATCCGGCAATCCATTAGTACCAATGACCGGCGGAAATCTGTACGCAGATGGCGCTATTCTAGATCCAGACTCTCCATTGCGTTCAGTTGTTGTTGACTCGTTTACGGCTGTTAACCCAAATGGTATTGGTTATGCAATTGTTAATAGCGCTCTAGTACAACTTGTTTCTGTATTTACCAACTGGTCTCGTGTAGGTATATGGGCTCATGCTGGAGGGCAGGTAACTGTTGTTAATTCCAATGCTACGTTCGGCGATTACGCTTTCGCATCAACGGGGTTCAGATACGCAATACGGGTACCTGGCATTGCAAATCAAAACTTAATTGGTCTAAAATGCCCTAATTTTGGTTACTATATCGCAAACAATGTTTCTACTATTGCGACAAAGTTAAACAGTAATACTATTGTAGGTTTTCCATCTATCCCAAACTGGACTACAGCGATAACCGGCGCTAATAATGCGCTTGCGCTTCGAGATACAGAAACTATTCTTAAAGAGACAGCAGAGGATCTAATTTCGGGTCAAGATAAGAGTGTTATATTCTGGACACAGAGTTTATTTAAAGCAAACACTACTGGACCTTATACTGCAAACTCTGTTCTTGCTTTTAGTGAATCACTAAAACCATACTTCTTAGCAAGCTGGGATAAAATTAGAACTGAACTAAAGACTTTAGCTTACTTACCTAATACAGCTCATGAATCAGAAGCTGAGGTGGCGAGTCAGCTAATCGATCAGTATTTTAATTTAGCAAATAATGTTATTAGTAATCCTATATCCTATACATTACCATTCCCATCTAAGATTGAAGCTGCATCCCATCAGTTCTCTTATGCGGGTTCTGGCGTTAACTACAACGCGCTACCATTTGGACAGCGTGCTTCCGGCACCGCAACTGATCCAACAACAAATCTTTATCAATCGAATGGCGGTATTATTTACGCAACATTCAATACAGAACAAGGCGATACCTATCTAGGTAAAGACTTAAAAGTCGATTTCGAACGCAGTACAATTGAAGGGCAAGCATTCTCCCGTGGCGTGCAGAATATTACCCTTCCACTAATCGTTGGCATAGGAGGCTAACACATGGCTTTAGCAGCAAATACAATAACCCCAAGACCGCCTTTAAACATATTCGAAGCATCTCGTAAGAATCTCTCTAATCCTGCGATCTGGACCGAACTCGTAACGGTTCCCAGATATTATATACCATTGAATGGACCAGTTGAAGCCAAGTTTGTGAACACAGCGGCTATTGTAACAGGGCTTATTATTACCAATACAACCACAGGTCCTGCAGTTTCAATAAAAGCATCTGCTCGAATTATAGGTACGGATAGTATTGCTTATCCAATTATAGCTAACACTGCCATTCCTCCTAACGATTTCTTGACTATCACTTTTGAAAGACAGGTTCTACTATCAGGAGAGAAGTTAGAAGTTATAGCATCCGGTGCTGCGACAGCACATTTCACATATATCGTCAATCAAAGAGAAGACTTTGAGGTTAGAGTAGCATGACAAAATATAACTCCGGCTCTTCTCTTGTTATAGGGCAGGGCGTACCCGTAGATATTACTACACTAGACGCCACTCTATATGAAGGGGCGATAGTTTTTGCTACGGACGATAAGTTATATTATTCTGATGGAGTAAAATGGCTTTTTGTAAGTCAGTTTGCTAACAGCGCTAACCAAGCTACGTTTTCAACAAACGCTCAATTTGCTTTAACATCAAATCAATCTACTTTTTCTACGAATGCTCAATTCGCTTTAACATCGAATCAAGCGACATTCTCTACAAATGCAAACTTTGCATATACATCAAATCAATCTACATTTTCTACGAATGCCCAGTTCGCTTTAACATCGAATCAATCTACTTTCTCTACGAATGCGAGCTTTGCATATACAGCTAACCAAGCTACGTTTTCAACAAATGCAAACTTTGCATATACAGCTAACCAAGCTACGTTTTCAACAAATGCTAACTTTGCATATAACGCAAACGATACTGCTTTTGCATATGGTAAACGTCAAAATCAATTAAATGTTAATAGTGCTGTATTTGCTACTAACGCTGATTTTGCATATATTGCTAATGATACTGTATTTGCATATGGCAAGAGGGAAAATGAACTCAATGTAAACTCAGCAGTGTTTGCTACTAATGCTCTGTTTGCTTATACTGCTAATAGCGCGACATATTTGACTGGAAATGCGGCAGCTGCGTTGAATACCAATTCTGCTATTTACGCTAATGATGCTAACTTCCTAAACGGCTATAAATGGACATCCCCTCCAATTATTGGTCTTGTTAAAGCCAACGCTGCATACTTCACAGACGTAACACTGACAGGTAATCTAATTGTTGGTGGTACAACTACATTTGTTCAAACATCTACACTTGATGTAAGTAATAGCTTTATTGTACTTAATACTGGTCAAACAACAAACCCTATTAACGATACAGGTATTGTTCTTCAACGTTATCTGAACGCTAACGCAGAATCATACAACATAGGTATGTTCTGGAACGAAGATGATGATACTTTTGTTATTGGTCAAACACCTAATACAAATCCTGGTACCGAACTCTACGTTTCTAAGAATCTATTAGTAATCAGTAATACTGGTGTTGTTACAATAGATCTTAATGCTAATAATGCTACTATTACTAATCTAAATCTGACATCGTTAACCGCAAACGGTTCACTAGGAGCACCAGGGCAAGTACTAACCACTAATGGAACAGCTACTTATTGGTCAACAAGTTATACTGGCTCTAGAGGCTTTGATGGTTCTGTAGGCTATACTGGTTCTCGTGGCGCAGGTTATAACGGATCTACAGGTTATACGGGCTCTGTAGGCTTTGGAGGCTCTGTAGGCTTTGGAGGCTCTGTAGGTTATACAGGTTCTGTTGGCTACGCTGGTTCTACAGGATTTAATGGTTCTACAGGTTATACTGGCTCTATAGGATTCGGAGGCTCTGTAGGATATATCGGTTCCGCTGGTTTTAACGGTTCTACTGGTTTCACTGGCTCTGTTGGATATACTGGTTCGATAGGTTACACAGGTTCCACTGGTTTTAACGGTTCCACTGGTTTTAACGGTTCCACAGGTTTCAGTGGCTCTGTGGGTTTTAATGGTTCAGTAGGTTACACAGGTTCTAAAGGTTTCCAAGGCTCGACTGGTTTCAATGGGTCTGTTGGCTGGACTGGTTCTACTGGTTATAATGGCTCTACTGGCTTCAATGGTTCTGTTGGTTTTAATGGTTCAGTAGGTTATACTGGTTCTGTAGGAGCAGGTTTTAATGGTTCTACAGGATTTAATGGCTCTAGAGGATTTAATGGTTCTGTAGGATATACTGGTTCGGTAGGTTATACTGGATCACGAGGTCGAGCTATTACTATTAAGACCTCAGTTACCAACTATTCTGATTTGTCTAGTATTTCTGCTGTAGAAGGCGATGCTGTTGTAGTTACTTCTACTGGTAGATTGTATATTTACGATGGCGCAGGGTGGGGAGACGGTATTCCATTTGTAGGTTATACTGGCTCTATTGGCTTTACAGGCTCTACAGGTTTCAATGGTTCTAAAGGCTTCGATGGTTCTGTTGGTTTCAATGGTTCCAGAGGCTTCGACGGATCTAAAGGATTTAATGGTTCTGCTGGTTTCAATGGTTCTGCTGGTTTCAATGGTTCTGTTGGTTTCAATGGTTCTAGAGGATTTGATGGTTCTGTTGGTTATGCTGGTTCTAAGGGAGAAGTTGGCGCCTCTATTAAGATCATAGGTAGCCGCGCAAACCAGGCGGCATTACCTGATGCAGCCACTTACGGAGGAGATGCCGGAGACGCATTTATAACTATAGATACCGGTAATATTTGGATATATACTAGCAATACTAGCACCAAAACCTTTACTGATGGCGGACGTTTTATAGGCTTCAATGGTTCTAAAGGTTTCGATGGATCTAAAGGCTTTGACGGATCTAAAGGCTTTGATGGCTCTGTAGGATTTAATGGTTCCTTAGGATTTGCAGGGTCTGTTGGATATAATGGTTCTAGAGGCTTCGATGGATCTAAAGGCTTTGATGGTTCTAAAGGCTTTGATGGCTCTGTAGGATATGCTGGCTCTATAGGATATTACGGATCAGTCGGCTATAATGGCTCTAGAGGCTTTGACGGTTCCACAGGTTTCAATGGTTCTACTGGTTTCAATGGTTCTACTGGATTTAATGGCTCTAAAGGCTTTGATGGCTCTAAGGGAGACACTGGAAATTCTGTTAAAATTAGAGGTTCAGTAGATACTGTAACATCAATACCCTATTACGGTAATGAGGTTAATTACCTAAATCAACCAGGTAATGCTATTAGTGACGCTTATATAACTACAGATACTGGTAATATCTATAGTTTCTCGGGTACTGCATGGGTTAATGCCGGTCGTTTTGTAGGTTATAATGGCTCTAAAGGGTTTGATGGCTCTAAAGGATTTAATGGTTCTACTGGTTTCAATGGATCTAAAGGCTTTGATGGTTCTGGCGGCTATAATGGCTCTACTGGTTTCAATGGATCTAAAGGCTTTGATGGTTCTACTGGTACCGGTTATAACGGTTCTACTGGTTTTAATGGCTCGGTAGGTTATAATGGCTCTAAAGGCTTTGATGGTTCTACTGGTGCCGGATATAACGGTTCTACTGGTTTTAATGGTTCCACTGGTTTTAATGGCTCTAAAGGCTTTGACGGTTCTAAAGGTTTTGATGGTTCTACGGGGTTCAATGGCTCTACTGGATATAATGGATCTAATGGTTTCAATGGCTCTAAAGGTTTTGATGGTTCTACGGGGTTCAATGGCTCTACTGGTTATAATGGTTCTAGAGGGGACTTAGGCTTTGATGGTTCTAAAGGTTTTAATGGTTCTACGGGGTTCAATGGTTCTACTGGATATAATGGTTCTAATGGTTTCAATGGCTCTAAAGGCTTCGATGGTTCAGTAGGCTATGCTGGTTCTAAAGGTACCTTCGATACTAATGCAAATGCTCAAGTTTACTCTCTAGGTGTTGGTACATCTGCTTCCAGTACTCAAGGAGAAATTAGAGCAACTGCAGATATCACCGCTTTTTATTCTTCGGATAGAAGACTCAAAGAAAACATCATACCAATTGAATCTGCCCTAGATAAACTAGGCAAGATCACAGGTGTTATGTTCGATTGGACAGATGATTACATTCAATCACGCGGCGGCGAAGATGGTTACTTCGTTCGTAAGCGTGATACGGGTATTATCGCTCAAGAAGTACAGGCTGTTCTTCCAGAAGTTGTAGCTGAAAGAGTAGACGGTACACTTGCTGTTAAATATGAAAAGATCCTAGGTCTAGTTATTCAGGGTATTAATGAGCTTAAGAATCAACTAGATGAACTGAAAGCTAACAGATAATGGTTTTGCCAGCATCCGGAAATTTATTATTTTCTGCTATTCAAACAGAGTTCGGTGGTGCTACCGATAAGAAGAATATTAAACTGGGTAATTACTACGCAGACGGTAGCTATGTTTTATCAGGTACCTCGGGAGATTATGGACCAATACCATCTATTCTTACTGATCCTAAGCCACCTATCAATATAAAATTATTTTATAATGCCTCTGCATCTGTAGGTGCGCTGATGCGCCTGTCTTCACTTCCATATTTAAATACCGAACCAAGACGGATATTAGACGGAAAAGCTCCAAGGGGTGTTACAGATTCTGATCTAAAAGTTATATATGGTTATGGTGCGGGTACAACTTCAACCTCTAAATATATTATGAAAACTACTTCCTCAGGATTTAAGGTCTGGACAAAAAGTTACGCTATAAATAGTTCTGCTAGTGGATATGAGACCTGTATCACGGGTATTGCAGTAAGAAATAGTGATAAATCAACGTTTTATGTTGGAAACTTCGAACCTCCAGATAGGACAACGGCTGGTGATCCAACACGTGGAAGTTTTGTGTTCAGTTTAAACTCTGATGGCGCAGTGCGTTGGAAAAAGAAATTTCCATCGAGGACATATGTATCATCTAAAATTCAATTACAGTCGGTATATTATAATGAATCCCTAAGTAGATTGTTTATTGTGGGGGGATATTCAATTGTTTCAGCACATACCTTAAATGGACCTTCTATAATAGAATTAAATCCAGATACCGGGGCTTTTATAGGAGCATATAGGTTTAATAATAGTTCTGGCGGCAGTCTCCCTCAAACATTCAATAACATAGATATGGTAGGGAATAGGGTATATGCTATAGGTAATTATTTCGGCGGAATTATACTGGTTTGTTTTGATATATCAACATCAACTGTAAACTGGGGAACGTATATAAAATCCACTGATTCTTTAACCACTAAAAATGCGTTATCCTCTAAAGTCGTCAACGATTTAAATTTTTGTTGTGCAACTACTACTAATAATGTATATGTAGGTGTAATTACTCAAGATACAGGGGGTATAGATTTTCAATTATTGCAAAAATTTGATTCAACGGGCATTAGAACTAATTCGTGGCAATTTTATGTGCAAGGGGACCCGACAACTACGACTCCTGAATTAGATATTTCAGGTCTCTCCGCCATCTTAACTAATGTATGTATTAATAAAGGCGCGACAAACACAAACTATTATTACGTTGTAGGGGGATATCGGACAGGATTTTCTAATAAATTTACCGGATTTATTATAAAATATGATTCTTCTGATAATGTAGTATGGAAACGTAGCATTTATGCTGCGGATCTTACTGATACAGTGGTGCGTTCAGTATGGCTAGATCCAACAGAGAAATATGTATATGTTATGTATACATACGGCACGAATGGAGCTAAACAAGGAATAGCTATATTACCTGCAGACGGTTCAGGCACAGGTCGTTATATAAATGCAGTTGATAGTTCTTATGTTATGTATGATGATTCGTGTCAGGTAACTAGAAAAAATATAGCTCTAACCGGTACCACTAACGGTGTATTATATCTGGATAGAACTTCCAATATAACCCCGTCAAACCCGACAAATGGTACCTCAACCTTCGATATGAAAGATGCTACAATAACGGATGGGAACAGCCCAGATTTTTATATCCAACCAGGTTTATTATATACACTGGAAAAACCGCTTATTATATTAGATACAAAAACTACTCCTGGTGGTACTAAAGCATTCCTTCAATATTTTCCACAGTACCCAGATAATCAAAAAACATATTATGAATATGGAGGCTATGGCGTAACTCCTAATACTGCTTTAAGTTTTCTGACGCCGATTTCGGGGGTTGCTGATTCGGGGAAAATATTCGAGTTGATTCATACTGCAGGGAAATATGCCGGCAGCGGCGGTATATCTGAAGGCTCAACAGAATTACAGATAGTGGGGCAGTATCCTAATCAAGGTTGGACCAGTATGATTATCAACGATAATTACTATTTCGATCGCAAAGAAGCTACCTATACTCAAGCCATTGTTACAACTAATTGGACCTGGTATAATCGTCCAGAAGCATCTGCGCTGAAGAATGCAACAACAATTAAGTTTATATAAGGATATAATATATGAGAAATTTAATTTATAATATGCCTTCTACAGTAGAAGAATGGTATATTACTGGTAGTTATGGAGAGTTTCGGTTTGAAATACCTGCTGTCTTTAATGGAGGTATTTTAGATACAGAAGCATCTCTTTTAAAATTAGAAAATTTTAAAAATGATATAGATATACGGGATGCAGGTTTAATAGTTCAAGCTGTTTTATTAGAAGATGGTTCAATAGATATGGAAGCAACTGCAGCTTTAGCTAGTGAAAAATATGCTGAAGGTACGGTTTAATATGGCTTTGGCCAAACCATTATGGGAAGCTACACGGGACTTACATCATGCATGTGAAGCGCATGCTATTGGAGAGTCTATGGCTACTGGACATCCTCCTAAGATTTGGTATAAAGCATGGATTCAAGCGCTACAACAAATCCACACAGCCGTAGATCCACATGTAGATGATTCAATTAAAAGAGTTACGCAGCTAGATCTAGATCTAGCAGTTCTTGAAGAAACAGTAGAACCATTAGCAGCTGCTACAGAATATGTAGCAACACTCGATAATGCTCTATCCATTGACGGTGCGGCTTATGTACTCACAGGTGCTCATTTAATGGGCGGAGAGATCATGCGTAGACGTTTCCAAGGACATGATGGGTATCCTACTAATCATTTAACTTGGGAAGATCGCCCTGCATCATTAGCAGTACTGCAAACATATCGTACTAGAGATGATATATCAGAACAAGCCAGGGATTGCTTCCAGGCGCTACTTAAGATTATGGATGAAATTCATTTAACATATCCGCAGATACCTGAAAATGTTACCACCATATAATTATATAAATACTCTGATACAAGAATAAAGAAGAGTTAAATTAATGGCTATTAAAAGCAATATCATTATAGATCAGGGATCGGATTACGAAGTAACCATCAACATTAATGATGCTAATACTACCCCTATTAATCTAACGGGGTTTGTTGGCAGAGCAAAGATGCGTAAGCACTATACTTCTTTAACATCATATGCTTTTCAAGTTGCAGTATCCGCTAACACCGGAGAAGTAACTATGTCTATGGACTCTGCGACATCTAGTAAGATTACCCCAGGGCGTTATGTATATGACTGCTATCTTACAGCCAATAATAATAATTCCCAGATTGAATCAAGAATCATCGAAGGTCTTGTAACTATCACTCCACAGGTAAGTAGACGATGACCGCTAATGTAATGATTCAAAGATCACAGTTCTCAATCACCGCTAAAAAAGCTAGCGGAAGAATTGAGCTGACTGATCCGATTACAGTAAAGAATCAGATTCAAGAAATACGTTCTATTGACGATGTCCGTGGCGTCAATACCGCATTACGTGTCGATGGCGCCACTTTTATTTACAATGCTAATACTGGTCAATATGATGTAAAGTTACTAGACAAATTATATAATATAAGTTTATTAGGCACTGTAACAGCAAACGGAAGTCCTGGGCCGGTTCCAGGCGACCCAGATCAGGTATTAGTATCCAATGGTTCAGGGGTTTATTGGTCTTCTTATTTACCTTCTGTTTCCGCTGCATATGCAGATGCCGCAGGTATTGCTTTTTCCGCGTATAGTGCAGATTCTCTTGGAGGGAGAGGCTGGGAGTCCCCAGGTCGTATTGGTTCACAGATACCTAGTACAGGCAATTTCACCAATCTCAACACAGACAACCTATACGTTAACGGTGTCTCTGTTTTTACAAGTCTTCTTATTGATGGCGGTGGTTTTTAAGTTCCTGTAGGTAAGCAGCTATCGGATTAGCTGGTTCTTCAACAATAGACGTCGGCACTACTGTAGGTTGTACAGTGAATGTATGGAGACCTATGTGTCCGCATAGAATAGTGGTATCGCACCATACACTATACCCCTTATCACGGGCTTTTCTACAAAAATCTAAATCTTCACTAAAAGTATTAGCATGACTGAGTGCTTGGTGATATACGAACTGCGGATATCCAACAGCAGTAAATACTTCTTTCTTTACAAGAACACAACCAAAGCCACAAGCACCTATTTCAAATAAGCCTTGTTGATTTGCAAAATCCATAGATACATTACGATAATTACTATCATAGATCTCCAGTACTGGAGGTTCCATTCTCTGTCTATAAACTCCAGACACAATAGGCTTATCGTGTGCTAACAGTTTTACTAGAGTGTCTGGTTCGAATGTAATATCATGATCTACTGCGAACAAATAATCATAAAGATTAACTGTCCAATCTGCAATTAGATTACGTACCTGATCTACTGCATATCCATAAAAGAACTGAAAGTCTGCTTCGTAACCTTCGGGAATGATTAGATCATAGATAGATTTAAAAGTCTCTGCCCTAATATCATCTTTAGTAGGAATACCAATTAGAATACGCTTTTTTGTCATTTCTTCTTTCTTCTCTTCCATAATAGGTGTGTTGTTTAACCAGTTCATATAGATTGGGTGTTCCCCCTCTATTCGTCCAGCAGAAATAGCAGGATCACCCGATGTCTGTGCCATAGGAGAATACCAGTCGAAGTTGTAAATAATATGATTGATAAGCCCCTTACGCAAATGCTGATTCCAGATCATGTCGTCGCCGTAGTATAGTAACAACCCTTCCGGCACAGGTTCCCAATTCTTTTTATGTACAAAGAACAACTGTCCGAAACCATGAGGCATTGTCTTATCATGACAATCTGCATAGCTCTCGCTACTTGATTTACATTCGAGAATGCTGATGCTTTTGTCTGTAGTTGGCGGGTGGTTAAACTTCTCTTCACCAGTAACCATACCTATTGTACCATTCTCTGGAACAACTAGGTCGACGACCTTATCAAAAACTTTTGGATCGAACTCAATATCATCATTAACAAAGCACATCTTATCGTTCAGAGCCAACTCAGCCCCTAGATTCCAAGCAGGATTACAGAAAATATTTGTTTCTTGATTCAGCATCCGAACTTTGGTGTTGTATAAAATATTCCATTGTGGTGTTACATTTTTATCATTGTTGATAATAATAATATCGTCTACTAGATCACAGTCCACATAGTTCTGTAGAGCTCTAGCGAATACATCATTACAGCGCCACATAGTAGGAACAATTACAGAGATTTTTTCTTTAGACATCTTTTTACTAGTCACCTTTTTAGCTGTCTTAGTCTGCTCTTCCCCATTAACTTTATAGTCATTTAGTGGGTTAGTATCATTGTAAACATACACTATGTCTGGTATACATACAACCTTATCTGGTTCGGCTGCTTCAATTAAGTGATAGAATAATGCAGTATCTCCTCCAGCTCTCGGCCACTCTCCATCAACTAATAGATCAGTTTCTTTTAGACCCCGCAGCAACTTACAATGAAAAGTACGAAGGTGTGTATAAGGCATATTCCAGTTGAATTTATAATCGCGATACGCTTTATTAGCTTTGACCTGAGGCGGGTATTCCTGGGCAACAAGAGGAATATTATCTACTAGAGACCAGCAAGAGCCATACGTAAACTCAGCGCCCTCGTGATATAGATTATTATAAAAATGGAATATGTTCGGATCATTAACAAGCCAATCATCTCCATCCAGGATCATGAAGAAGTCTTCAACGCCAATATATTCATTAATAACCTTATAGTGGTTAGCAACAGCACCTACATTTTCATCATTAAGAATCAGTACAAAATTATGTCGTATCTCTTGAGGAAGTGAGTCAATAGTACGACGTGCTACACTTACAGTATTATCAGTAGATGCATCATCTACAATATACATTGTATACCACTTATAATTCTGCTGGGCAACCGAAAGAATACATTTCTCGATATAATTCTCAGCATTATATACAGCCGTAATAATGCCTATTTCTTTTTGTATATTGCAAGGGGGTTGCAATTCTTCTTGGTTAGTAAATCGACGTCCAAATGTTTTACGAACCTTATAGTTAATCTCTTGTACTTGTCTATATTCATCTACAGGCAAATACTCTCCTAGCTTATGGAATAGGTGTTGCTTCCATTGAAGTGCAACAGTATTCCAACCACAGATATCTTTGACAGCATTACAGGCATACATCTTTTGCTGGTGTAGATACTTGTTATGGTAAGCGTGTAGAGTCATATCGACAAAACGATTAACTTGATCTTCTTTATTAATCCAAGGAAATAGACCGTTAGGTACAATAGCATATGGAATCTTATAACAAGCACTATTCATTGCCGTTTCTTCTAGAGCGCCGAAGTCACAAGTAATAATAGGAACGTTATGTGCCAGAGATTCTAATGCCGAGATACCATATGTCTCTGGATATCCAGCAGGGTATAGCATATAAGATGCTGTTGTAAGGATTTTAGAAATTTCTTGTTGAGGAATAATGCCAGTGAAGTTAATGTCTTTGCCATGTTCTTCTACCATTCGTCGCCAAGACTGTTCTTGTTCGTCGGGTTGTCCACCAGGAAACTTATAGAAGCCTCCAATAACAGTCAGCTTAGCATCTGGTGCAGCTGCTTTAACTCTAGGCCAGACATCTTCTACAAGAGGCTGCATACCTTTAGTAAAGGAAGAATTATAAACAAAATGGTTCGGATCTTTCTGAGTAACATCAATCCAATCTGGCTTCATATTACCAATACCGTTGCGTGTAATAAACATGTACTTCTTAAGTACTTCAAAATTACGTTTACGACCATGGTCACAGTTAGTAACATAATCCAGATGGAAGTCAGATAGTACAAAAACCTCGTTTATTAATCCGTCAAGCAGAAAACCTTCAATAAGATCATCGCCGTCACAGAAGGTATCATGCATCCATAACACTTTATGCTTAATGCGTTGTAATCGAGTAAAGTCTGGCATGTAAGAGAATGTTTTAAAACGCTCTTTGATATGAGCAGGTGCAAAGGCTGCGACAGATCGAGAACCGATCATCACGTCATAGTGCATATCTATTGCTGGATTTTCTATATCTCTTAGAGGCTGGTATAGAACCCCGTCATACATACCGGGTCTGGTATCTTCGGATGTACAGTCGTTAAAAACTGTAACTTCGAAACCTAGCCTAGCTAGTTCTTTAGATAATAGAATGACGGCAGATTCTGAGCCGCCGAGGCCTCTTTTATTAAGGGTGCTTCCGTCATAGCACAGACCCATAGTATCAACAAAGCATATTTTCATCAATCACCTCGATATAATAATATATAAATAAAACAAACGAACTACCACTTACTGGGTATTTATAAGAGAACATAATGGCAAATAACACAATTCTTCTCAAACGCTCTAGTACCCCGGATAGAAAACCGGGTATTAATGATCTGTTACTGGGAGAACCAGCGATCAATATTAGTGACGGTAAGATATTTGCTAAGATTAATCATACCGTAAATAACTCTCCTGTTCAAGAAATAGTAGAATTCGTAAGTAAGATTCCTGTAGGTAATGCATTATTTGTATCTACAAATGGTTTGGATACTTATGACGGTTCGTCTTGGGATCGCCCGCTTGCTACTGTTGAAAGAGCTCTTGTACTAGCAACGGCTAGAAACGACCTTACTTTAATTGATATTGGTCCCGGTGTTTATTATACTAACGGGCATTTAAATATGCCAGATAATTGTATGATTCGTGCCGTACATAGAACTGTTATCTTTAAACCAAACCCAGGCTATGAAGAGCAAAATGTATTTCGTATGGGTTCTGGTTGTTTTATTGAAGGCCCTCTATTTGAAGGTTGGCGTATTGATGATCTAGATAACCCATCAGAGGGGTTTGCTATTTCGTTTAGACCTGGCGCTATTATTACAAGAGCACCATACGCACACAAGATTGCTGTTCGTGTACCGCCTACCTGGACTTATATTGCGCCGCCGCTTGATCGTGCGAATGCTAATCCATATATTGGTCGGGGTGCTGGCGTCGCATTAGCAGATGGTGCTGTTTGCTCTCCATATAGTATATATCCAAACATTATGACATGGGGTGCAACCCCTGTTTCGCATAATGGTATTGGTTACTGTGCTAAGAATGGAGCGCTCATTAACGCAGTTAACGCAGTCAGTATTTGGTGTCATAAGCATTTTTATGCCTTGAGTGGTGGGCAGATTATTTTATCAGCTTGTTCCACACAGTTCGGAGATTATACTCTTGTAGCTGATGGTAGTCGTAATATTCTTTCTCCTCAAGAAGTAGCTATTAACTTAACCCCGCAAGCTAATGCAGCGAATGCTGTAAACAATGCGCGTTCGACTATTATTAATACACTTTGGAGCAATCTAGTATCACGAGGTTATACCTCAACCTGGAATGCTGAAGATGAAGCTTATACTAGAAGAGATGCAAATACATTTCTACAGACAATGATCTGGACTCTCCAGTCTGCAAATGAAAAGCCGATGCTTGACTTTGCAAAGGGTCTTTATGATTATAACGGTAATACAGTTTTTACACCAGATAAAAAAGCAGCATTCGTATATTCATTCCAAAACATGCGAGATCAAATACAAGCTCTCGCAGCTGTTAATGCTAACGCAGATGTAATTGTTGCTAATCTTGTTACCGCACTTACTACATCTATTAATACACCATCATTAAGAGTTGAACCTTCTGTTATTACAGCTATTGGTCATACATTTACAGGGGTAATGGCAGGTGTGGCGTTAACTAAAATACCTCCTGTAAAGAACAGCGCTCGTATTCAGGATAGTATCCTAGAAATAAATAGCGGTACTATTATTGCATCTGGTCAGGATGATCAGGGTAACGCTGTTTTTGTGGGAGGTCTAGAAATTAACGCAGATACAGGCGAACTAAGTGGTCCGCCATTCGATCAAGCAGTTAACAGAATAGCTACAAAGACAGCTATTTCAAGGAGTTTTTAATCGTGGCAATAAGAATTATATGTAAGACCCCATCAACAGGCAGAGCTTTTAACGCATATATAGTAAATGTTCCTGTAAACTATACTTCTATTACGGAAGCACCAGATTTTTCAGTTCCGGACCCTGCAGAGAATTATGCAAGTAGAGACCCTGATGATGCTACAAGAGCTATCAGACCTGGTGAAGTGTTTTTCATTACACCGCTTGCTGCCAGAAATAAAACTGCAGCGACCAAGTGGATTGAAGTTATTCTGCTTGGCGAAGATGGTAACACCGTTAGCTTTGGTAAAATATCTGTACCAGCATATGATACAGCCTTTATTCCTATTCAAGGAAGAAGCTTATTTAAAAGAGATTCGAACAGTATATCCGGGGATAAAATACAGATACGTGCAGAGACTGCAAATGTTTTTGATGTATGGGCGGCTGCTGAAGAAAAACTATCTAGTGAACATATTGGGGTGGTATAATGGGGTTTTCATTTTTATCAGGTCAGATTCCTGCTACAACAGGTCTTAGTCAGGCTAATGGGTTTATTGTCCCTACCCAGGTAGAGTCTAATTTAGGGTTACCAGCTAGTAACGGACAGGCTCTTCTATCTGATACAGATGGACGTCGTTATTGGGGATCAGGTACTGGATATACAGGTTCTGCTTCAACTGCCGCAGGATATGCAGGTTCATTAGGCTATACAGGTTCTATAGGGTATACAGGATCAACAGGATATATCGGCTCTACTGGATATACAGGATCTATTGGCTATACCGGCTCTATTGGCTACACAGGATCAACAGGATATACCGGTTCTATTGGCTACACAGGATCACAGGGCTATACAGGATCTACTGGCTATACTGGTTCTCAAGGATATACAGGATCTACTGGTTATACAGGTTCTACTGGCTATACTGGTTCTCAAGGATATACAGGATCTACTGGTTATACAGGTTCTACTGGATATACAGGATCTATTGGCTATACCGGATCTATTGGCTATACCGGATCTCAAGGATATACAGGCTCTACTGGTTATACAGGTTCTATTGGTTATGCGGGTTCGATAGGATATGCGGGTTCTGCAGGCTTTAATGGTTCTAACGGTTATACTGGCTCTATTGGTTATGCGGGTTCTACTGGATTTAATGGTTCTACTGGTTACACTGGATCAATAGGTTATGCAGGTTCTGTTGGTTATACAGGTTCTGTTGGTTATACAGGTTCTGTTGGTTATGCAGGCTCTACCGGCTTTAATGGTTCTACTGGTTATACTGGATCTATTGGTCCTAAAGGAGATTTCGGCGGCGCTGCTTTCGACTACACTTATAAAATAGCTACTGATGATGTTGTAGCAACAGGTATTATGAAGTTCAATAATACCAATCTAACAGTAGCAAATACTCTATATATTAACTATGTTGACGCTTTTGCATTAAACAACTATAATTACCTACAGACAATCGACGACTCTACATCAGTTATTAAAGGTACTTTCACTGTAACAGAAAAAGCAAATACACGTAATTTTGCGTATTTTTCTATTAATGGTTTTCATACTGAGCACGTAGATCACTATGATGTACCGGTTGCTTGGTTGAACGGTGCTACATCATTTACTGACTCTTTAGGTATTATTATAACCTTTGCAAGAACTGGTGATAAGGGAGATACAGGGTATGCAGGGTCTAGAGGTAGTCTCGGCTATACAGGATCTATAGGTTATACTGGTTCAATAGGATATACGGGTTCTGTAGGTTATGCAGGCTCTACTGGTTTTAATGGTTCTACTGGTTTCGATGGCTCTATTGGTTATACTGGTTCTATTGGCTATACAGGTTCTCGTGGCGAGCAGGGCGGAATTGGTTTTACTGGTTTTACGGGATTTAACGGCTCTGTTGGTTATACGGGATCTGCTTCAACTGCTCCTGGATATACGGGTTCATTAGGTTATGCAGGTTCTGTTGGTTATACGGGATCTGCTTCAACTGCTCCTGGATATACGGGTTCATTAGGTTATGCAGGTTCTACTGGTTTCAATGGTTCTACTGGTTTCAATGGTTCTACAGGATTTGATGGTTCTAGAGGATTTGATGGTTCTGTTGGCTTTACAGGTTCTACTGGAGCTGGTTATAATGGCTCTACAGGATTTAATGGTTCTGTAGGATTTAATGGTTCTGTAGGATATTCTGGCTCTAAAGGTACACCGGGTGGAAATAATAAAGAGGTACAGTTCAACGATGCTGGCGACTTAAACGGTGCTACTGGTTTAACTTTTGATAAAACATCTAATACTCTAACACTAGCTGGTACTTTTGTATCTAATACGAATAATATCATAGTATCTAACTCTACACAGCAAGTAACCGTAGCACCATACGGGATGTATGCTGCTAGCGGTAATAGTTTATCATTTGCTGCTAATAATAATAACTTCACTTCTATATACGTTGCACCTAGTGGTAGCGTAGGTATTGGTAATACAAGTCCAATCGCTCCGCTTAGTGTCGTAGGTAATGCTAATATTACGGGTACTTTATTGTCTCTTGGTTTATCTGGAGGGGGGTTTGCTACTGGGTTTGTAGATAGAACATCTTCATCAGGTTACTGCCTGTTACCAAATAACTTGCTATTGCAATGGGGAACAGTCAGTGCGGGTACTGCAGGTGTGGTCGTATCTTACCCTAAAACATTTACAGGAGGTGTTATGGGAGTAATAGCTACCCCGTATACTGCTACCTATGCAACAACATTAGGTACGGCTGTTGCCAATCAGACTAATACACAGTTTGAGGTTCGCACGGGCGCAACTAGAACAATATACTGGCTAGCAGTAGGATTTGTAGCTTAATTATGTCATTAAATTTTAGCAATAGTGCATTCCGACCCTCGCAAAGCAAAGTTTGGTTTGGAGGATTAACAACCGGGAGTCAGCCAGATTCTTTATATTGCAGTGCCGATCTTGATGATCAAAATAATATCTATGTTGCTTCTAGAAATTACTTTGCTAAAATTAATAATACTGGACCATCTCTTGTATGGCAAAAAAGTCTATACGATACAACAGCTATAATCAGTAGTATTATAGTTGATACATCCTATAATGTATACATTGCATACACAGGCGACAATTATGTTAATATTGAAAAATTTAACTCCACAGGTAT